TAGCCATTGACTAGGGACTAAGAGGCATCTTCATGTGATGAGCAGGTTCACACAACTCATCAAGGTCCGCTCCTGCGTTTTGACCTCCTTATGCTCAATAGTAGTCCGAAGACTACCTATCGACTCATCGCACCTACTATTCTACTAAAGAGAGTCACTTTTGTCAACAGCCAAAACTCCTTGGTTTCATTTACATAGGTCTATAAGAAAAACCTTGGTTTCCCAAGGTTTTTTCTGTCTATTTAATGCTAATTGCCACCTTATTATACCAAAAATATCGGATTTTATCCGAATGAAAAGCCCATAAAATCGGACTTTTTTATTTTTATCTTCCGTTAAATAAAGATAACTTAAAAAAACTTTTGGGGCAGATTTGGGGCGAAAATTTGTTGACATCAACAAGTCAATTTTCAGACAAACAAAAAAGCCCGCAAGCTATTGCCTGCGGGTCATTAAGAAGAAAAATAGAATCTCCTTTCTTTTTTTAAATTTATTTTGTGGTAATCAAGCCATCTGGCTCAACTGTAAACTCAGGCTTGTCAGCCATAGATCCATCTGGTTTGAGATAGTACCAGCCATTGCCATATTTGACAAATTGATCGGATTTCATATCTCCATCTTTTTCATCAAGATAGTACCAGGTTTCACGGTATTTCACCCAACCTTTAGCCATACGACCATCTGACTTGAAGTAGTACCAACGATTATTGATATACATCCAGCCTGTAACCATTGCGCCGCGCTTATCAAGATAGAACCAATCTTGACCATCATTGAACCAACGATTGATTAAGCAATAGCCACGATTATCAAAGTAGAACCATTCATTGTTGACTCTCTTCCAACGGTCTGTCGGATAAGAGCCGTCTGACTCCTCCCACCACCAGCCAGTTTCATTACGTTTCCAGCCAGATTCAGACAGACCGTCTTCAATATCTTTCTTGAATTGCTCACGACTGATTCCCCATTTTGCCAGATAAGGATAAGGGTCGACGTGGTCTGAGTGGTTGTTTGGTTGATTATTCGTGCAATACTCGTGCGTTTTAATTCCAGCCAAACTCCCTGTATCAAGTGTTTTTGGCAAACCTGCTTCGTCCGCAAGATTTCGCAAAAGCTCAACATAGAGCTTGTAATCGCGCATGAACTCTTCTTTACTTCCGTGACTCTCGACCAATTCGACTGCTGCGTAACTCTCAGCATTCCAACCGCCCCCAACATCCCAACTTCCGTTATTTACAGGACCGACCTGCATGACACGTCCATTCCCTACAACATGAGAAAAGAATCCAAGTTCAGGGTCTTTACGATAATGGTAGTCCGCTTCATTTTGTGCGGTTGAGTTGCGATTTCCTGTTGAGTGCGCATGGACTTGTCGATAAGGTTGTACACCGACCTGAGGCAATCCACTTCTTAGTCTGCTTTTATCAATATCCATGATTATTCCCCTTTCCACGCTTCATTCATCTGCTTAACCGATGCCTCGATAAATGTATCTAGTTCCTTGTCAGTCATGCTGATACCATATTTATTGAGTTCAGCGCGGATTTTAGTCCGTGCTTGCTCCAGCTTCTCTTCTCCCTTGTATCCAGTCTCTGAAGCGACCTGCTCCACGGCATTAACCGCATTTTTGGCCAAGATTTCAACAATTTTGACGGTCTTTTCTCCACCTTTTTGAACCAGGTAGTCCTTGACTGCTTTGACTGCGATGCCAGCCAAAATTACAAGAATGCTAATTGCTCCGTTTAGTAAAATTTCGTTAATCTGTTGCATTTATATTTTCCTCCACAATTTCTAATTCTAGAAATTTTTCATACAGTACCTTGATGGCTCCATTTCCACCAAGCTCGACATAACTTTCATATAGACGAGACAATTCCTCAATCTCATGCTGATTGGTATTGCCTCGTCTAATTGCTTTTTTTAGGTTTTCTTGCAATCGAAAACGCTGTAATCTTTGAAGACCTTTTCCAATAACGCTCAAACCTTTGCTATTATCTTTGCCGATAGTCTCAACATTCGAGACTGTCTTTTCAATGGCACTAATTTTATCAGATAAGAGACTGATTTGTTTGTCAGTCTCTTTTGTGTTCTGCGTGCTTTTGAAAGAAAAATAGCTAGGAATGATCACGATTAGAATCGGACTCAATTTATCCAAAAATGCTAGTAATTCCAATCAGACCACTTCCAATCTACTGTGCAGGAACTCGAGTAGTTTCAAGATCACTTTCGGCTTTTTGCCCTTCCCACTTCCAGATTGCAAGGATACCATTTTGAGATGGTACGCCTTCAAGCTGCTTGAAAGATTCGCCTTTGTAGGTGAAAGCCTGATTTGTCTGAATCAAGACACGCTTGCCCTCGCCGTTCAATTCAACGTGTTCAGGATTTTCAATCACAAACATATCACCTGGTTGATATGTCTTACCTTCTTCAGCGAATGGGAAGAGTTCGACAAGTTCCTTGTAGGTTGTTCCGTAGGCGATTTTCTCACCCATGATGGAATCTTGAGCCATGACTCGAACGACTTTATCGATTTTATTTGCAAGCGCAGAAAGTCGGTCCTGTTCGCTCTTATTGTGCGCAATCTGCTGCTCAGCTTGTTCAAGCTTATTCTGCGCCTGCACAATCGCAGAGCTTGGGTCCAATTCAGACTTGAGAACATCCAGCACCGCTTGAATCAAGACATCCTCTTGCTCAGCCGTGCGGTCCCCAGGAAATGAACGTGAGTTAGTGCTGTAGCGATTTCCTTCTGATAATTGAATTTCGACCACTGTCTCAACATTCGAGCCAGAGATTCTTAAGTACGGTTTTGTTGATAAGTTATAACCATTGATTGACATGTCTATTCTCCTTCTGCTGGTTTAGTTTGTTCATCAAGCAGAGCTTCCAGCTCATCCACTCGTGCTTGAAGTCTTTGATTTTCAGCCAATTGTTCTTCCAGCTGAATGCTCAAGAGATTATTTGCAACCATTGTACCGTTTGATGTATCGGATAAGTCGTTGATTGTCATCCGAAGTGCGCGGTTAAGCTGTTCTGTATTCATTTTCTAAGTTCTCCAATCTGTGTGTAAGTTTTTGATTTTCAAGAGCAAGCTCCTGAATAGCTTTAAGTGCGATGTTTGTTAGTCTGAGGTTGTCAAGGTTCAGCGTGTCTCCGTTCTCGTAAACAAGCGTAGGATCTAGTGCTTGAACCTCTTGGGCAATCAAACCAATCTTCGTATGTGCTTGTTGTGGTCTATCCTCTTGCTTCTTCCAATCGTATTCCTTGAACTGGAATTGCTGGATATAATCAAGAGCTTTGTGCTTACATTCAACAATATTTTCCTTCAGACGTCTATCTGAGAAGTGTTGATTGACAACTGACCACAAGCTATATGCTGTACTATTGTAACTATAGTAGATGTCATTCCCTGAACCACCGAAGCTCAAAGATACATTGTCTGAGTTCCAGAGTCCAATAGTACCTGTTGTTTTACCGTTGACACTTCCTTTCCCTGTCTTGAGCCAGCCGATTCCCTTAGCATTGATGTAACCCTGTACAGTCATAAGGAACTCATCTGTATCTGTTGCAGTATTTCCAATTGTGAAATCCGAATCTCTGTAGAGGAAGAGCCCGTAAGGAACATTCTCTCCACGACCATAAGAACCAATGAACTGGACTCCCAATCCATCTTTGGCATTATAATCTCGCGGAACGTTAATCTGTAGACCACCGTCAAGAGCGTCAAAAGAACCATAAGAGCCTAGTTGGATTTTAGTGTGACCTGTCAATGTTCCACCAAAGATATTCGCACCTCTAATGGTTCCACCGTAAATCCTATCACCGCTCAAAATACCTGACCGTACTTGGCTTGCATCAATCGCAACACTCTGCACACGGTTAATGAAGGCTTGTTTAGCAAAGAGCTGACTCAAGTAGGCTTCATTTGCGACCAGTTTATTAAAGAAAGCCTGGTCAACCTTCAATTTTTCAGCCGTGACCGCTTCAGCATCTAAAACGACTGTGGTCACTGAACCAGCTTCAAAATTGGCCGTCTTCAGCTTATCAACCATAGCAGACTTGATAACAGCCTTATCAATCAAGGTTTCTCCAGTTATATGGGTCAATTTACCATCAAGTCGATTATGACCGTTAGCGCCAAGATTGAGACCTGAAATCAAATCGCCTGCGCTGTTGATATTCTGAACAGACCACGAGCCAGCCAGTTGACTCTGAACCGAGCGAATCGCTTCGTCTGTGTCTTCGGGAGCTTCCGAAAATGGAGTTGACACTGTTCCGATTTCAACTTTTGGAAACGCAATCCAAACGGTCGCATTTGAAAAAACATGTAAGATTAGTTCACTAGTAGCGTTTGAGTTTTCATTTCTTATGAACTCAATGTCGAAAAATTGCCAATCCGTAGTCAATGAGACACCTTTAACAGCACCTCTATATCCTGCTCTTGCTTGAAAATTCGTATTATTAACAGTCGATTTTGCCCAAAAACTAAATCTTGCTGATTTATTTTTTAGTTCATCAACTCGTCCCGTCCGACCATTTCCTCCGATAGCAAATGTTATTTTTTGATTATCGGTTTTTCCACTGAAAGTCGATACAATCTTTAACGTATTCACTCCTCTAAATTGATTTTCAGAATCAATACTTACAGCAAGTTGGCCTTTCGTCTGCGAAACATCATCAAACAACTTGTACGTTGAATACTTATCTCTTAAATCACGTTTAAATAGTGAATTTAAGAAAAGATTTCGTCCACTTGCTGACGCTTTTGCCACCTCAACTTGAAATAGCTGACTTGTCATAGCCATGCGAGCGACATTGTTAGCAATTCCATTATCTGTATTGCCCAATATGCGCTCGTAAAGCTGACTAGTTTCCTTGACTCTCTGGAAATCAGCCTGATTAGCCTTACCAGAAATCAGTGAGGTGATATCTGTAAATCTGCCATCAACTGATTGCTTGTAGTTAGCAATTTGAGTGGCAATCGAACCATTTTTTGGGTTGGTAATTGCTTCAAACCTACGCTCAAAACCTCTCACATCTTCCTGATAGGTTGATTTACCAACATACTCTCTTGCGACTAACTCACGTACAGCCGTTGCTTGTTTTGCGCTTTCCTCACGAGAATAGCGCTGCAATGCTTCTTGTCGCTGACCATCTTTATTGATATATGTCTGAATAGCTGATAAGTCGGTTCGCAATCCCTGAGCCGTGCGTTCAAAGGTTGCCTTGACTTCAGTGATGAGACCTTCGACATCTTCGGTGGCTGAAGCATACTCAGTCGCTACGCTCCCAAATTCAACCTGAATGCCTGTTATCCAAGCCGTTCCGCTTCTCACGCCCTCAAGATTAAATTTCAGGAGCGTTTTAAGCTGGTCATAGCCTTTGTTTGCGCTGTAATCGTAAGTAAATACGATACGCTTCCAGTCAGACGTGCCATCCAGCGTAGCCATTGTTAAATAGCTAGCGCTACTAGTCGCGCCTGTCTGACTATTTTTTAAAAACAGATAATGCTTAAAGCAGTTAAAACCATTCCAAGCATTAACACCTTTAACTACATTTTCGTACTTGACCCATGCGCTAAAGGTAACCTTGCGAAACAGCCTAGAGCTAAAATCAGGCTCAATGTTAAACGATAATTCTTGGTTATTCGTCAACTTATAACATTGTTTTTGACCTGTGATATGCCCAGCTGGTAAAGCTTCGGCTACAGGATTGCCGGCAATCTTTGAGTTAATCCAAAGATTACGCCCGCTACCGACCTGACTAGCCAGCTCCTCACGCAATCGACCAGCCTCAGCCGTTACCAAGGCTTTGTCAGCCTTGTCTTTTGTCGCATTGACAATCTCTTGTCTGATGCCAGACGCTCGCACATCAAATTCAGCTGTGCTCAATTTTGAGTTCAGCTTGTTCTGCGTGTCAGTCTCTAAAGATTTGACAGACTGTTTGATGCTGTCTGAGAGCACAGTTAAAGTGCTTGAGTCCGCTTTGGTCTTGAGCCCCTCGCGCAAGCTAGACACGCCAACTTCTAGTGAGTCCGCTCGTTGCTTAAAGCTGGACTCGACCGCTGAGACACGTCCGTCAACATCCTCGGGATTCTCGCTGTAATCAGTCGCAATTGTGCCCCGCTCTAGCTTGAGACCGGCTACATATACACGATTGTCAGCATTAAACCGTTCAATTCGAGGCAAGATAAAGCCTGATTCTTCGACTTTTAAAGTCGAAGAAAGGCGTTGCCATTCGTTCGAAATGACCATTGAAGATACATTTAGCGATACTCTGGCTTGCGGACTAGCTGAATTATGGACAAAATACACATTCGCTTGGTCTCTTTCGACATTGCTTTTAATGTAAAAGCTAAAAGTGTACGTTTCGCCCTTTTTAGCTTCAAAAGGCTGCGAAAGCCCGAGCCACGTTCCGGCACGGCTCATGACTGTCAGACCTTTGTATTTTTCGGTCTCTCTTGTCCAATAGACAGCATTAGCCCAAGACCCGCTGAAGTCTCTCGAGCCTTTAAACAGATTGACTCCGCCGACCTGCACGCTCGCAATCCGACTAGTCAGCTCCTCAGCCGTCTGCGTGAGCTCTGACTTGCTTGCCTTGCCATCAGCCAAGTTGGTCAACTCTGCCAGTCTGCGAGTCGTTGTCTCTTCATACGTCGCTTGCGCTGATTTTATACCGAGCAACTCATCCCTTGTCTGACCAAGTGCTTTCACTTGCTTTGCAATATCAGCTTCAGCCTGTGCTTGCTTTGGTCGAATATCGTTCGCGATAGTCCGCTTCAGAGCGTCCAAATCGCCCGACAGAGCCGTCTGAGCGCTCGTGGCCTGTGACTTGAACGCTTCAAGTTTAGCGATGGAATCCAACCCAATCCGCTTGGCTTCCTGAGCGAGTAGACTGCTGGCACCAGCATTTTGCAACGCTTCTTCAGCTCTACGCTTAGCCTCTTGCAGAGGACCATTGTTAAAACTACTAAAGCGCTGGTCAATAGTGTCAGACAGCTCTCTCTTGACTTCTTCAGCTCTGGCTTTGGCTAGTTCGACTTGATCACTAAAATCTTTTTTGATTTTTTCAACCTTCTGGTCAAAATTTTTATCTGCTTCTTCAATTTGGTTTTGAATTTGAGCTTCAAAGTCGTTGAATTGTTCAATCTTCTTCGTAAGTGTTCCTGCGTATGAATACTGCGCATCATTTCCAGCTTTACTATCCGCACTTATTCTGCCACGCAGACCGCCCTTAAATATGAATGATTGACTCAATACTGGCGATTTGAACGTCTCTCCCGTGTTCGTCTTGATGGTTACCCACTGACCGACATCTAGCAATAGATGACCTTGATAATTCAAATTGAACGGATAATAACGAATGTCCTTGATTTTGTGATAAAGGTTATCCAAAACCGCTTGAGACATGAACAGATTATCCAATTCTAACGAGCGACCAGTTCTTAAACCAACCGTGAGCGTCTCTTTATCTTTTTTACAAGTTATCCCTGCAATCTGATACTCGATTTCGCTCTTGGTCAATCCGTGCATAAAGTAGCTATCTGCTGTAATTGTGATACCTGATTCAGTCAGTTCCTTGATTTCGAGTTTCCCTTCTCGATTGAAAAAACAAGACATCCCGAGCATCTGAGTAGCTAGACTCAAAACATCTCTGAATGTCATTTTTTTATTTTTGGGAATCTGATCGATTCTGTAATTCATGGATGCAATATCCATGTATTCATTTGCTAACTCTATACCAGTCTTCAGACAAATTTCTTTGATAACGTGCCTGATTTCTGCTGGATAGGTCAAGTCCGTGACATGTTCACGATTTAACTTAACCATCCCATCCATCAAATCAAGTTTAGTCGTGTTTCTGTTGCGGTCGATTTCAATATCGTTAATGAAGTATTCGCCCATTTTGACCCATTCATAGGTCCCATCTACCAAAAGGCCGATTTCAGGGTAAATCTTATCTAACTTATTGAATGTCGTGATGATGCTTGTGAACGTGATTTTACCACTGCCAGCACAAGTTCCTCCTGGCTTATATGTGTCACCCTTGATATAGCCATAATCAAAATGCGCTTCTTTGATATCACTTGACTGATACTGCCCTACTCTGATAGCAAGAGTACGGTTTTTAGCAAACATAGCTTCATCAAATTTCTTACGTCTAAATATATCCATGTTCTAACCTACCTTTCTACCAGATTAAATTTAGCGCCAGACCACAGCTTAAATTGCTCAGTGAATGAATAGCTCGGAGCTGTTCTGTCTCCGACATAGAAAGTCCCTGTTGTTTGACCTCTTACAGGGTCGGGATAAGAGACTTCAAAAAAGACCGGTGAAACGGCATTTAAAAGCTGACTCATTTCATCTTGAGTCAGCATGCCCCATTCACAATCTAACTTTCGCTTGGTCGTGATACGGTCACGGACCATGTCACCGTTAGCATTTCGGCCTGTTTCTCCGTCAATATCTTGGATACCGACTTGGAATGATTTGGGAGGCTTAACAGCCACCCCGTTTATAATTAAGCGTGCCATTTTACCTCCCTTTAGATGTTAAGCAAGACTTGTCCTGCGCGTTCTTGTTCCCGATTGATTTCTTGGATGGCCACACGACCAAATTCGTGTCCGCCAATCATGATGACGATGTCACCGCTACCGCTGAAGCCTCCAGATTGTGGTAAACCACCGCCCAAGGCATTGACTACAGCACCACCTACGATACGACCCATAGTCTGCAAGAATCCAGTGTTTTCAAGAGGCATAACAACCTCTTTACCAGCCTCCCCAATCATGGCTACTGTCGGACTATCAACGATACCACCACGAGCTAATCGAGGTAGACTTACATAGCCGATACCGCCGAGAGATACGCCAGGGATTTTGTTAATTAAATCAATAACTCCGTTAATCATTCCGATGAAACCATTGACCACGTTCTCGATGGTTCCAAGAACCGCATTAACTGCGCTCTTGAACGCTCCACCTACTGCGCTACCAACCATTTGACCAGCGTTGACAAAGATACTCTTAACTGTGTTCCAAACACCGCTAAAGAAGCTACCAATAGTGCTAAATGCGTTCTTGACTGCTTCAAATGCTGTTTTGAAGATATTCCCAAACCACGTAGCAATGTTAGCAAGTGCAGTCGTCACATCGTTCCAACGCTCACCGAACCAAGTGCCGATTGATGCGAATACATTCGTTAGCGTATCCCAAGCCTTTTGAAACATATTACCGATCCAAATTGCAACATTCGCCAAAGCTACTGTGATATCAATCCAACGCTCTGCGAACCATTCACCGAGTGGTGTGAAGATGGCAACAATGCTGTCCCAGAGATTTTGGAAATAAGCGATAATACTGTCTAAAATTACTTTCAATATTGCTATTGTGCTATCCCAAATTAATTGTAATAAAGCAATGATAGAATCTAGCAGAACTTTTAAAGCAGCAGAAGTCAAGTCTATCAATCCGGTGAAGATTGTAGATAAAATGTTCATGATAGCATCGCCCGTTTCAGTGAAGCCGTCGAAAATCTTGCTCATGTCACTGGTAAGGATACCCGTGATAATATCAAATATGCCCTTGAGGAAGTCGGCTATTCCTCCAAATATATCAGCAACTGTGTTGAATAATACACGGAAGACTTCCCCAATATATTCAAGAGTTGGAGCTAGAACTCTCGTCAATTGCTCAACGAAAAAGCCAATCACAGGACCTACATAAGCATTAATGACTTGTGATATTTCTTGGAAACTTGCGACCATCTCCAAAATCTTCTGGATCATTGGCGAGATGTGTTTGTCAATTGTGTTCGAGAAGCCTTGACCGAGTTTTTCGATAATTGGTTTGATGTAATTATTCCAGCCTCTTACAAACAAATCGATAATGCTTGATATAGCTTTCGTTGACGATTCGATCGATGGTCTAATATAATTATCATACACACGACTGAGAGAATCAGACATATCATTGATTGCTTGTTCTGCACTCTCAAAAACAGGGGCGATAGCAGATAGAGCGTTTGAAAGTGCATTGGCGATACCAGACATGTTATCTGTAACAATTCGCTCGATACCTTGCATAAGGTCACCACCAAGTTTGAAGCCAATCTCTACAATGCTAGATTGAATTGCTAGAATGGCAGACACAATTGAACTTCCAATACGAATGGCTCCATCGGATGTGATTACGTCATAGAAGCCGTCTGCGAACGCTTGAGCGATGTTTCCGGCTGATGCAAACATATTGCCCGTATTCTCGAATTGAGCCACTAGCGAACGGATAATACGCTCTTTTTGACGTTCTAGACCATTCGCTATACTTTCAGCAAGAAATACCCCAATACCAACTCCAATTGTACCGATAGAACCCGCTATCTGCCCCAATGCATAAGCGATTTTCTCGGTCATACCATTGAAAGCATTAACTACTTGTGGATCAGTAGCAATTTCTTCAAGAGTTTTTTTGATTCGACCTAAAGCGTTCTTGATGCGTTCTAGACCCTCGGATTTGAATGCAGCAGTAAAACCTTTGCTAAATAGGTCAGATAAACCTTTTAGTTTGTCTCCTAAACCATCGAAGATGCTCTTGAATTGGCTATCCATATCAGTAAGCGCGACCACTGGCAAGATGTCCTTGAAAGGTCCGCTTCCACCTTTACCTTTCTTGCCTTTACCTTTGCCACCGCCCCCACCAGAACCACCAGAGCCTCCGTCGTCTGTGTCGTCTTTCTTGTTTAAAAGCGTGATTTCATCAAACCCAGCTAGGCCTAGCAACTCTTTGACTGCTTTCTTGGCATTTTTGGCAGAGTCTCCGAGATTATCAGCTAGGCCACCTGAAGCATCGTCTGCATCGTCCATGGCATCAGCGAGGTCTCCTGCGCCTCCTGCTGCATCTTGTAATGCTCCGTTCATATCTCCGACTGCGCCAGCTACGCCGTCTTTTACAGTGGCTTTCTTATTGAACATCAACGCGATAAACTCAGCGAGTTTAGCAGTCACATTCTTCAAGACCATAGCGAATGAGTTCAAGACTGGCATGATAGCGTTGATAATCGGCAAGAATGCGTTACCGATGTTCAAAGCAGAGTCTTTCAATAACGACTTGAACAAGCTGATACTACCATTGACCGATTGTGACAAGGTCGTGCCATACTTAGCAGTTGCCTGCTCCAAAATCGCCATGAGGCGGATTTGTTGTTGGGTTTGATAGTCGAGTTGGTCCCAACTTTGACCATTTGCAAAGCGCTTGAATGCTTCTGTCGATTGAATCATGGCCACATTGACGTTGATTCCTAGGTCTTCAATTGCTTCGGTGTTTCCAAGCAAACCAGAACGAATCCGCTCCATAACGTCTGTAATGCTGCGACCAGAACCTTCAGCAACGACTGCCGACGTTTGCAACATCTTAGCAGTATATGCGCTCAGCTTGTTTGAGTCCTTGATAAAGCCAGAAAATAGGTTTGAGTATACTGCCCCATATTTCGTCGCTTCACCAACGCCCATATTCATAGCGTTTGCATTGTCATTTACCCATTTTAAGAATGTCTGTGAGCTCTCGCCCATCTGACGCTTGATTTGGTTAATTGATGCTGTAACTTCAAGAGCCATCTGCGTAGAGTACATGCCGACATCTAACAATTTCTTGCCAAGATAGGCAAAGCCAGCGAATTTGGCAAGTTTACCAAATACACCTAGCATTGAGCCAGACTGTGCCTTGATTTTGTTGGTTGAGGCTTGTACTTTGCTAGAGGCATCCTTGACCTTGTTCTCGACTTCTTTCATCTTGCTTTTGAAAGGTGCGATTTCAGCATCAATCATAACCTTGAGCTCATCAAGAGTAACTCCCATCTATTCTCCTTTCATTTTCATTTTTCGATTATGACTTTCAGCAAACATGCGCATGCGTTCTTGGTGCAATTTCAGCTCTTGTGCCAATCTCGCTTGTTCGACCTGCTCTCGCTCTTTCTCAAAAAGTTCAGGAGCGTAATCCCAAACGTCAAGCGGTTTAGCATCTTTTGAAAGCAAAAGAGAAACGTTATTTGCTATCATCTGCGAAAGTCTGTAAGATTCAATAATCTTTTCTTTTTGCTTTTGGATTGTGACACGATTATAGCTCTCAATCATCTCTCTGATTTCAAGTACCGTCAAATCCCAAAAATCGAGAGGCTTGCCCCCAATGTCCAAAAACATCGGGTATAACCTCTCGACCATTTCTTTTACTGATGTAACTGCAGTCGATTCTAGTCGACTACTTCCATTTTCGCTTTGGATTTCTTGGGAGATTTTTTGCTTGTTTTCTCCCGTGGCATAAAACCCGAAACTTGAAGCATCGGCAAGATAACGTCTGCCATGAATGCTGCCTGATCTCCACCATTATCAACATAATCGTCATATAGATCAGACACATCTTCAAATGAAATTCCATGCTCAAACTTTTGAAGCGCTCCATGAGTCAACAGCAACATGACTTTAAGGGGAGGTAAAGCAAAGGCTTCGCCCTCAGATGGCATGAAGACCTTGAGCAAGTTTGCTCCGATTTTTTCTTCGACTTTCGTCGCTTGCAATGAAGTGAGGCGGAGCTTTAACTCCTTATCCTCACTGACTTTCCAAATTGCGTATGGTAGTGCCATTCATTAACCTCCCAATCCGTCTGTAAATGTAAGCTCAGACTGCAAAGCGATCTTGAGCGTGAATTCGATAACAGAGTTCACTCCGCCACCGCCCAATTTAACGGACACTTGACCTTCAAATGTGACCTTAGTACCGTCTGGATAGGTTTGCTCAAAGTAGAGTTTCTTCTTGCCGTCTGCTGCCTTACGCAAAACACGATAAGGAGCAGTTGCGCTTGAGTTGTCATAAGCGAATTTGTACTCAAGTTCTCCAGCATCCCCAATACCAAATTCGTATTTCTTAACCTTGTCTGCAAGAGTCGTATTCTCGACTTTTTCAGGTTCAATACCGAATTCAGGTACTTCTTTCAAGCCTGTAAGATTTTGATAATTGCCTTTAGTTTCACTAAAAGCAAGCTTAATTCCGTTTGCTAACATGTTTTAGTTCTCCATTCTGTATTGATAAACCAATTGTGAATTAAGGTCAACGATTCCCTCGAAACGTATCAACTTGTGACGCAAATGCGACGGATCAGGCACGTCTTGACAATCTGTCCTTCGTAATCCTAAAGATGCAAAGATTTCATTGATCTTGACCGCTAAATCGCTTGTGCTATCTTTGTCGAAGATATCCACTTTATAGCGAATATGCGACTTCTTCTCTTGGTCATCGTACCATTCACCCGGTTTATTTTGTTCTTCCAAAAAAATGACGACTGGGACATTCTCCCAATCGTCTGGATAAGTATCGGTCACATTATCTGCGACCTTTTGTAATTCTTTATAAATTAAGGGTTTAATATTAATCATTTTATCTGTTCTCTTATCTTTCTACTAACGTATTTTGAGATATTCCTAGACACACGCTCGTGGTTATCTTTCAAAGCTGGATACAAGTAAGGTTGCGCAGGCTGACCATACATTTTGTAGAACTCACCTCTTTTCGCAAAGTGGTAAGGCCCTACGTTGATTTGGTCTTCATGCACGTACCAGGGACTAGAGCGATAAGACACGCTTATTTCTGGTGATAGGCCAGAGTGGTTAGCTTGTCCTTTCGGACCCGTTCCGAGTTCGACATAGGCAGCGTGGTCTGAGTTTGTAAAGACTTCGCTCGATATCTTATTGCCGTTTATTTTCAGTCTAACTCTGATGCTATTTCTCAACTCACCCTCGTTCGCTGGTGCTCTGAGTTTCGCTTCAGCTTGTACGACTGTTTTAGCAGCATGCAAGACCGCTTGTCCCACTATCTCGTTACTCTTTGCACCATATAGCTTACGACATTTAGCAATTAAGCTATTTGCTCCGATTAAACCTGACACGCTCTAACTCCAAAACTTGATGATGACTGTATACTTTCTTTGAGATAACCCGATGCGTGACCTCTGTCTTGCTATCGATACAGACACCGTCTTTCACGTTGATATCGGTATCCTTGCTCACATTTGCGTTCAAGATATCGTTGACACGGTCACCGTAAATCTCAGATTGCAACTTGCTAGTCGCTGGCCACAACTCAAGTCGTACTTCTTCAACCTCGTCCGAGTATCCTTCTTTAGCAATTCCCTCATTTGTCGCGGATTTCTTGAACCGCTTGAGGTTGTATGGTTTCAGTCTATTCTTTTTCAAAAACATGACCTGCCACCCTCGCTAACCGATGCATCCGAATACGCTGTAAAAGGCCCGTAGACAAGCCTGACTCACTGTAGGTTACAGATATACCACCTTCGCTCCTAGATTGCTCTCCCTCACTTCCAGAGCGATTGTAGAGCTCAATTACAAGTTCAGGGATAAGCCTTTCAAGCGCTGGTGTCAGCTTGTCTCGGTTCGTCTCAGATAAAATGATATTTTCAGCCCTTAAAAGTAAAGACGAGAGGACTGCTTCGTCACTCTCGCCCGTCAATGATTTTAGTTTTTCAAGTTCCATAAGACCTCCTAATCGTAAGGAGTCGTCTCGTCTCCTTGGGTTTCGATTTCGTCAATGATCTCGACAACGTCTGCGATATCGACCGAGAACTCACTCTTGAGATTGTGCGACAATTCGTTGAAACGCTCGTCTGTCATCTCAAAAACATCATTCTCATGTCGTCTCACTTTCGCTTGCCAGTCATTGAAGGCTTGTTTTACTCTGACTTTCATGGATCAGACCTCATTTCTTGATTTCAGCAAGCACGACTTTAGAATCATCTGAAACTGCGACTGTGTAAAACTCGTCAATTGAGATTTCAGTAGAACGTTTCAAAGACTTGCGGTCTACTTCGACGTTTGGATCGCGTTTAAGATAGACTGTCAATGCAGCAGTGTCTTTTTCAGTTTCATCATCATGAGTGAGCTTGATGATTGGGCAAGTGTAGAATGCGCTAGTGGTATCAAGAGCAACTTTCTTAGTCGCAACGATGCGTGTGTTAGCGATCATACCAATTTCACCAGTCATAACTACCTGGTTTGGATATTTATCCGCTGAGATGAAGTTTGAATCTTTACGCAAAGTTGTGACTTGTTTTGGATTGACAAACATAACCTTTTCAGTATTGACTTCTTCTTCGAACAAATCAATAGCATCAACAATTACATCGTAGCTAATTGCTTTTGTTTTTGAGTCAAATTTACGAGTGTTTGTTTTCAAAAGAGCATCCATTGCATCGTTATCGATTTTAGATGCGATTGAGAGTGCAAGTTGATTTTCAGCGTTACCAACTGGATCACCATATCCTGATAGAACAGCTTCGTCTGTCAACTCAACAGCTTTCATAGCTTTCTTGATTGTAGCGGTCTTAGTAGATGTTCCGAGAACTACAACGCCAGCTTCCACACCTTCGTTTACATCTTCGGCATCACCGATATATGTGTAAGAAGGGACTGTGATTGTGTTCCCTGGTACTCCTTCAAGCGTGCGGTCGATAGTTGCAAATGGAATTACTTGCAATTTCTTTGGTAGTTTAGCTGCGATCATATCTCCCATTACTTCGGGATTTACGAGATTTGCAATTTTAGTTTGTGCCATATGTTAAAATTCTCCTTGTTGATTAATTCAAAAACGAGTTATACAATTCAGGATTTGACTGCTTCAATGCAGCCTTCTCTGAATGACTCATTTGGAAAAACTGAGCTCTTGAAAGCCCTGATGATTGTTGTGGCGCAGTCTTAATAGGTGCGCTACCTTTCATGCGGTCAGATACGCCTTTCTGAACTGCATCCTCCCACGTTTTCTGAATACTTGCGACTGATTCAGTCACGGCTTCAGCGTTTGATAAATTAACCACGGATACTAATTCAACTGGTAAGCCACGTTCACTTAGCATTGCTTTAGCTTCTGCGGTCAATTCTTTACGAGCAATAGCCTTTTCACGGTCAGCAAGTTCTTGCTCACGCTGATCTAACTGATATTTCTGTTTTTCGTCAGCGTTCATCTTAGCAAGCTTTTTAGCTTCGTTTTCCTTGGCTTCTTGCTCTGTTTTCCACTTGGCAAACTTCTTGTCGATGATGGCATCGACATCTGCGTCCGTGTACTTCTTCTCGTCTTGCGGTTGTAGTGTAGGTTCTGCAGGTACCTCTTGGACTTCAACCGTTTCGACTGTTTGTGTTTCTTCGTTCATTGCGAACCTCCTATTTTTAAAGTCGTCCCCGACTGTATAATTCCATGGCTTTTTATGTCGTCAATGCTCGGACAAAACAAAAACCGCATCAAATATGACACGGTTTATAGCAATTTACAGTGATTTATAGCAGTCTATTCCTGCAAGTCAAGATGTTTGATCACCTACTAATCTTTAATGGCACGATTTGAAACCTTGGCGTAAACATCCACATAAGTCTCTTTCTTGTCTCCGTTATGTGTGATTTCTGCATAATTTCCGCAAGGCTCGCTTGATGTAATTGCATTCGTACTAACAAGAGCTTTCCAGTTTTGCAAGGTCTTGCTAAACCAAACTACAAAGCAATCTTCTGCTTTGATTTCACGGTCTGATAGACGTGAAAATTCTTGTGATGCCAATTGTTTTGCTTTTTCTAACATTTTTATTCCTCCGTTTTTTCGTATGTTTCTGCAAAAATATCCGGCTTGCATGGATAAAATTCACCTTGCACACCTTTGATGATATAATCCCCTTCAGTCGCAATCATCAACCCTTCAAGCGTTTCGATTTTTAAAAGAGGATTGCTTAAATCAGCGTAGTCAATCCGTACTGGGTCTAGTCCAAAATCGCATAGCTCATCTATAGCTTCTTCCGTATCTACGAACTGAACCGCCTCAATGACTACTGGTTTCTTTCTGTATTTCATTTTTTCAGTCCTTTCTTTACACCTTCAACTATTCCACTGATCACGGCCAGAATAATAAAGATTAACAACAAGAATACCAACCAGCCGAAAGCGATTGATACCCAATCCCAAATAAACATGTTTTTACTCCTTTCTATCTTTCAATCTAAGCACTCTCTTGAGTCTTAGCATTCTTTTCTACCCATTCTTTGAAAGCATCAAAAGTATTCATGTTTTTAAGAGACAAATACTTTTCAACTTCTTCAACGGCTTCATCAACTTTATCGTCATGAAAACAATAACCATTACCCGATAAATCAAAAATTTTATTTTGATTTTTCTTATCAACAATCCATAACTCCTCACCATGCCAAGCGCTCTATGGGTCATAACATTTCTTAGATTGAATTTCAAGGCCATTTTCTTCAATCAATCCTATCAACTTTTTGTATTTATTCATCAGACTCTCCTTTCTGAGCATGAAAAAAGCACTTAGATCTCTCTAGGTGCTTTGATTTCTAGCTATACTTATTATTTCTTTCAAAGTTGGTTTTGTCTTTCGTATTTTATCCCATGCTCTCATTTTTACAAAAGTACCCAAATAGATGCCGTTTATCTTTGGCATTTCGTTAGAAAGATTGTATTTCTCTCGAATCTCATCTTTATGACTTTCTACAAATTTACTACGAGGCAAGCAATAAAAGATACCCTCGCCAAAAAAACTTAAATCTTCATCAGATAGTTCAATAAGTTCTTCAGGTTTTACAAAAATCGCTCTATTTACTCTATCTTCAGGCCGATAAAAGGCTTTTTCTATGAACGATTTATCAAGTCCCATCTTCTAACACCTCCAAACCATAAATTAGCAAACCGTCTTCGCTTTCTGTTTTAGAAACAACGTTATATTTCAAGTTAGGCTTCATCAGATATTCTTTTTCAGGGTTATAATCTGCTAAATCAGCAATATAAGCTCCCGTCTTCTGACCTTTCTTAACAGTAACCTCAAATAATATATTTGCCCCGTCGCCGTCAATGGCAAACTCTTTAGCGTAATTTTTATCCAAACTGAATGAAGTGAAAGCTTTATCCAGCCTGAGAGATTGGCCAACCTCTAAATCCAAATATCCCAAATCTTTGCCTAAAGCAGATATAGACCCACTTCCACGATAGGCCTTAAAGCTTTCTTCCGGCGCAAATTTTGAAATAGCTTTCTCTAAGATTGGAATATTCGACTCAGTATCTTTTACAATATCTAAAGCAAAAGGTAAATCAGCTACATCTCCGTCGTTTTCAAACCAGAACTTTTCACGTATTTTTAAAGCTTCGTCAAGTCCATAGCGTTTTATATTATTGAAATTATGATGATTTTCTGTTGTATAAGAGTAAATAACGCTTCTCTCATCATCTGTAAGTCCATTATACCACTTCTGATAAGATTTTTGTTTCTTAAAGAAGTCGTCTATTTCACTTGGTTTATCAGCTACAAAAACCTTGTCATCCACTTCTGGCTTAGATTCTTTGACATCCTCCTCACCATCTACATACTTGCTATACCAGTCTTTATAAGTCATATCAGCAGGCACGTACTCGACTTTACCCGTTTCGGGATTCCTTGCTCTGCGTTCTAATTTACTGTAATCGATATCGTCATCGTGTGCGATAGTCGTAGACCTGCACCACGGATGCAAAGGCGGATAATTCACACCAGGCTCAGCCTTGTTCGTATCGTAGACCTTATTGTCGTGCTCCTGGCAAATGTGCGATGTGCGCTTATCCAATACTGCTACGAAGCGATACTTTGTGATTTCAGCATCTTCATAGCTAAGAAGTTCCATTTGGTTATGGAAGAACGCTGACTCAGTTCGAATCAAGCGCCTAGCTTTATTTTGACCAACTTCAAATCGTTCAGCTATTACTTGGGAGGTATCCTTGACACTTCGTCCAGTCATGAGACTTACTAGGAGCTCGTCTTTCACGCTTGAAGCAAGCGCCCCAGTATTTGACCATATCCTATCCGAATAGGCCTCTCCCGTCCATTTTAGGCCTTGTAGGCGTTTGATTTCTGTTTCAGGTAAATCAGAAAAGCTATAAGCAAGCCCTGTCTGCTGCTGCAAGTCAAAAGTAGCCTTGTAGTAGCTATCCTTCATGAGGTCGCTGTAAAAGGCATCTGAGCCTTTCTTCTCAGAAAGATAGATAGAACTACGCATCAAATCCAAGTCAGCACTTAACCGTTCAAGGCGCTTCATTCGATAAGCATAAGCTGGACTGTCTAAATCAGCAAGTAACCTTTGAATGTTTGGGTCATTCAGTCTAGCTTCAAGAACCTTACGAAGTTCGTTTAGATCCTTCTGGTCCTTCATATTTTTTAAGACTTGTCTAGCATCACGCTCGCTCAATCCATAATCACGTTGGAACTTGTCAAAGACTTTGTTGATTTGCTTGTCTAGATAGTCTTTAGATTGCTTATAAATCTCGTCGAACTTGTCCGCTTGTTTTTCAGCCTTATCCATCTGCTCATAGATGAGATTAGCCTTCCTCTTGATCCAGTAGTCCTTGTTCTTCATCTGCTACCTCATCGTCTGGCTTTGTGTTAACCTGATTAAAGAATGGCGCACGTTCCTTGGCCTTTTCTTTCTCTTCCTCGAGTTCTTCCAATTCAGCGTCAGGATCTTCAACGAATGGCAAGAGAGAAATAAGCTGACGAAGCGATACCTTACCTTCAAGATTATTGATAATCTGTGATAATTCAAGCAAGTTCTTAGGTAATCCACGGCTGAATTGTGGCACGATTGAATGTGCTTCAAGAGCGATCTGCTGCATGCCCAAATAATGAGCGAAGATAGCAATCCGTTGCCTGAGACCTCGCTTGTAGTTCGCTTCTTTCGTCTTAGTAATCATTTCAAGGCCCATCAGCTTGAATTCCATGGCTACGCCTGAACTATTGCCTGCGAAGTTCTCATCTGTTAAATTCGGCACATGGCTGAATGTGTAGATGTCTTCTTTCAAAGCCTTACGCAAAATTTCGGTCGCGTTCTCATCTAAAGCATTCTTCAAGAAATCAGCCTTGGCATCTGCTGGAAGTTCCAAAAGACCTTCTTCAGCAAGGATTCTCATTGCTTCTCGCGCTTCTTCTTGGTTGTCAGCTAACTGCGCACCGTACAGAACAAGGATAGACTCTACTGCTTGCTCTTTGTCATTTACACGATTTCCCATCAGTGAATTGTAAGCATCAATCAAGCTAATCTGTTGCTCGTAGTCGCCAATCGCAAAGTGATTGTTGCGATACTCAATGATTGGGATTTGCCCAAGATTATGTTCTTCTACTTTCTCATTCTGCGTTGTTCCTATGCTCGAATCACGCAGCACAATGTGATAATGCAGATTCTGAGTAAAGACTTCTGCTTGATACTTAGTAGCATCTTTCGTGTCGTCTTTGATTTCATAGTAGTAGACCGCAAACAAAGCCTTGCGTTCAATGCTATCATCGTAAACGATGAATACATCCTCAGGATCTACGCTAGTCGAATCAAGTTCAGCCAGTCCTTCTTTTGCATAGATGTACTCGTAAGCACGTCCATAGATAGCCATGTTCAGAGCGTTCTGCGCATCTACCTGGTCAATCTCTGCACCATCAAAAGCTACAAGCAATGGCTCGAGGTCACTACCAGCCGTATTGTTATACTTGATAGGATTGCCCATGAAATAGCCAGTAGACGTGTCTGCGATGTCCTTTGCGTGATTGGCTACCGTCTTGTAATTCGGAGCATTCTTGTTTCGTCGCTCGTGATTCAAAATAGCATGTTCACCCAGATAGTATTTCTTCAATTTTTGCAAGCGACTGCGTTCTTGCGTGTGTTTTTGAATCAGCTTGTAAATCAATTTCTTGTTCAAAGCTGTTTCGTCATATCCATCTCGTGGATAAGTAAAAATTTGATACATTTAATTCCTTTCTATAAGCCGTATTTGGAGCGTCTGCGGACGGTTGCTTTCGGCTGTGAATGTTGTGAGTAAATCGCATAACGCACAGCATCCAGTACGTCATCATTCTCCTTTACTGGCTCGCCCGTCTTTTCATTCCAGATATACTGATAGACTTCATCTTTGAACTTGCTGACCTTGTTTGATACAAAAAAGCGCCCAGCCTTCATCAGCTTGGCGACTTCTTCAATTCCAGACAAGACTGACTTGTTAGCGTTAAAGGTTTTTAATTGTTCTCTCTGAAACCTAGCTACGTGCTCAGGTCGTGCACTATCTGCCCAGAAAGTGATATTGCCATATCGTTCTTTGATATCCTTAGCGAGTCCTACCCAAAAGTCTATCTCTTTGTACTGGTAAGCGTGTTCTTCTAACAGATAAACCAAACCGTCAGACGTTTCTCCGATAACAACGATAGAGCCATAGTGCTCATATCCCCAGTCGACACCAGCGTATATCTTCGTGATATCCTTTGGCATGTCTTCTACAAACATTTTCTCGCTAAAATCACGATAAACAACGCCTTCACCAGTCACCCAAAGACCAAGGATATCTCTATCGTAAAATACACCAGCTGGCGTAGCATTTTTGATATTCTCGCGGTATCTATCAGACATGAATGTATTATCGTCTAACTTGAAATGAAAGTCGATAATCATATCATCACCAGAGTTGATATAATCTCGTCTGAGCCAGTGAGTTGGGATATCTGGGTTACTATCCCAAACAATCCGTGCACCCTCTCCCGAACAACGTGAAATGATTTCTTTAAATACCTGTTCATTAGCGAGTGACGCCTCGTTTATGTAAGCTCCAAAAGCAGTAAATCCACGAGCACGTTTTAGTCCTGAAATTGACCCAGTGTAGACTTGAATCACTTTAACTCCACAAAGAGTAAACGATCCGTGCTTGTCGTATTTTGGCTCAATATCAAACATGTTATAAAGTTCTTGTATGATATTATTTTGTATCGAAGTTGAAGACGTCCCAGCTAAGATGTACATCGGTTCATCGATGTCTAACTTATCAGCTGTCTCTCTCACTCGTGCGATCTCATTCATGAAAACCATGTTGTTTAGAACAGTTTTACCTGAACGTTTCGCACCATGAAGACCGCAAATAAAGAAATCATCGTTCAAAACTCGTCTAAGAACTTGCTCTTGTTTTTGCGTGAACTTACTTGTCATTGAAAGCACCTCTCAAAGCCTTAGCAAACTCAACAAGTTTGTCATTTTGTTCATTATCCTCGCCGATTTGAGTTTTGAGTTTTTCGATTTCTAGTTTCAGTTTTTCATCGATCAACTCTAAGTCGTGGAAAGTCATATTGTTCATACCTTCCAAAGCTGCGAGGAAAGCGTTCGAGTTAGCTTGTCTGATGCCATCGTTCTCTATGCTTGCCCTCGCTTTATTTTTGAGCCATTCAAACTCGTTGAAAGCCTGTTCTCTAGACCATAGAGACATGTTCGAGAACTGTTTTAAAAGCTCGCGATACCTCACCAAAACCTCACCATTTTTCAATAGTTCACTGGCTTTGTTGTCAACTACATTATCACGCCATTTCTTAGCGGATGGATACGCTTGTCTATATGCTTGTCTTTGAGATAGTCCGGAGATTATCCCTTGGACAAATAGCTCTTGTTTTGGGGTTAATTTATCCACTCACCGGACTACCTCCTTTCTGACAAAATAAAAAGCCACTCAAAGAGTGACTTAGTGCAAGCAGACTACAGACTTGCGTGTGTATTAAATTTTGACTTCTTTTTTATTTTTTGTAGTCATTTAAAACCTCTGAGGGAATCAAACCCTCTAGCTTATAACTTACCTAGGATATAAGTAGCTACGCAATCATGCGAGGTCTAGTCGCTCCGCAACCATTTGTAAGTTAATGAGTGATATATGAATGCTAAGCCTACTGCCTACCCCATTTTGGGACACAAACACTCAAAGGAGAGTGTGGGATTTGAACCCACGGACCACACATAGGCGACCACCCGTCTAGCAAACGGGCGCATTCAACCTGACTCTGCCAACTCTCCATATCAAGGGAAGACTTACTGCCTTACCCTTAATTCTTGATGATACTATAATAGCACGATTGTTAGACCAGTGCGCTTCAACCTAGTTCACATTAGTTCGCTTTTATCAACTACAGCACCCAATTCACGGATTGCATCTTTCTTCTTTTTGTAAAAAGTAGTCTTACTACATTGTAAAAATTCAATCATATCATACACGCTTGCTTTCTGAATATAAACCATCCTTAGAATTGTTCGACTTGCAGGCTTAGGCATTTTATCAATCAATTTACTGAGCTCAATTCTGCGCTGGATAGCTTCAGCAGTTGCTTGCTTCATGTACTCTTTCAAGGAATCTTGCATGCTAAAAATATCGATGTAACGTTCATCTAATCGAACCTTCTGACCACCTTGAACCTTATCCATGCTCATTTTAGGGCTAGAAAGTAAACTAGCTTCAAGATTAGCAAGCTCGTCTATTCGATTCTGTATCTCTTCATCCAAATTCTGTAGTTCATCAAGTAACTCTTTAGCCTTGTTCACTCTCTATCTCCTTTGTGATATAATAATAGTGTTTGAAATTATTGCTGAGGTAGAGAGTGCCTTGGCTTTTTTTGTTTTACAAAAGGCTCACTACAATCCACATCAAAGCCTAATTGTGATTCTATTTATCATTAACTACCATTCAATCCCCCTTTCTACTCTTTTAACTAAGCATTCACTACAAATGCCATTTTGAAATACACAATCATAATCTAACTTGTCTTTCAAAAAGAAAAACTGCTCGCAAACTTCTAGCAATCCGCACGTTGTTATCTTATCTGGTTTCATTCTACTCCTACTGCAAAATTGTACATCAACAAGTAATCATCTAAAACCTTATGGCACTTTGTTATGAAAGATTTTAAATCAATATCTGCGTTGAAAAACTGAATCAATATCAATTGACTAGCTAAATGTTTTTCAAGGTGATCAATTGCCATTTGGTCTAGTTCTGCATTTACTTGGTCAATGTCTATCTCTTCTTTCTCTAAAGGCTTGCTTGGCGCAACCCATCTAAAATCCGAATCTAATGTATCAGATTCTTGGTATTCAATCTTTTGGGTCTTACAGTCATAAATTTCTTTTGAAATTTCAGGACTATTTTTCTCTTTGTCAATAACTAAGAAAATCACGTTGATAGATGTGTCTTCAAATCCATTTTGAATCACGTTCAATTCAACAAGGTTATTCCCTACCAGCTCTCTCATTTTCTTTTCAGACTGACGGTAAGCAATACCAGGGAACATGATATAGAATCCGTATCGCTTCGTATAAGTCAGCGACTTCAACAGAAAAATATCATCAACAACACCTGATTTTTTCCAAGGGTATAGTTCTTTAATAGCCTGTTGATCCTCTTCTGGTAAATCTTTCAATTTCAGAGAGTAAGGCGGATTCATTGCAATTGCATCCACTTGTATATCTGATTGATATGTAAAAAAACTCTGATGATGCACGACAGCGTGAGGAAAATTTGTCTTCAATGCTTCACAACTTTCCTGCTGAATTTCTACCGCATGAAAATCGGTCATACTGATAAATTGTTCTAATTGTCCTGAACCTGCAGCACCATCGAAGACAGATATATTTCCACCACAATACTGCTTCACTTTTTTAGCTAAGTATTCACGTAGCGGTTTTCCAGTCACATACTCAGCAAATTTATTGGCTTTCTCACGGTTATTATGCTCCACGAACGTCATAGCATCACCTCATCCCCAATTTTCACCTTGTCATACACGTCCTTCGTAACTACGAAATGCCGTAGCTCTGTACTGTGATTGTGTGCATGTCGCCTATTTTTTCTTTGTGGACGACTCTGCCTTTGATTTCTGCGCCTTGGTTATCTGCCTTGTAAATAATCATCGGCTTCTTCTCTTCTAAATTTCGAATCCTGTCCATCTGCCAGATGTTCAAAGTGGCTGACAATAATATCCATATTGCGATAAATCGTTTCATGCCTACTCCCTGTAATCGTTATAAATTTCAATAGCTGGAATTGACTCATTATCAGTTGCAGAGGTAATTATCAGCTCGCTCCTCACTTCTCTCTGAAATTCTAGTAACTCCTCTATCGAATTGATTTCGATAAAATGCCCCTCTGCACCGTTCGGGAATTCTCTTTGTATTCGACCTTTAGATGTTTTATGATTAACTCCTTTAGAAAGCCAAGTGCCTTCTCTTCTAGAAAATCGCTTATCAAATTCTTCAAATGTCGAACAGGTTCTAACTTCTACTTTTTTATATTTTTTAATTATGGCGTTAGGAATTTGATTTTCAACTCCTCCGCTTGTGCTTGTTAGTAAAAATTCCATCACTCCACCTCCTCAATCTATAACTCTCTCAAATACTCATTAAAAATATCTTCATCAAGTATTCCGTTTTCGATTAGATTTTCAACTGCAATTTCAATTTTAATCAAACGATTTAACTCATTGTTAGGCAGTGTAGCCATAATAACTTCTTCCATCACTCTACCTCCTGAACTTTCCAACCAAGAATGTCTGCAGCCTTTTGAGCTTCTTCCTTTGTATCAAATTTCTTGACATACTCCATCGTACCAGGTTGTTCATCAACTAGTATGACAATTTCAATATCTTCTTGATAATTTTTAAAATACAAATGGTTTCCATCTGTCACTACATATTTTGTTCCTTGAATATCATAGCCGTCAAGCCATGCACGAGCGAAGGTCGCTTGGTTGTTTTCAGTTTCTAAAAATTCTTTTAGTTTTGAAAAATCTTTTTGGTTTGCGTAGTTGTAAAAATATACATCACCAACAATCAAAGCGTGTTGCAAATTAACGTGAGTAAATTTACAATACTCAATCCAACTGGCCACAAACTGCGGAATTGTGACTTTTTCAGGTCCGTCTAGCTTTTTTAAATCATTGATAAGATCACTGAAAATCTGTATCGCACCTAAATTTAACACCCCGTTTAGTCGATCTGTATATTTGTTAATCAATTCTTGTTTATGCATCTTTCTACCTCCAATTCCTTTTCTAAAGTAATTTTATTTGTTTTTCATAATCATTAAGTCTCTGTTGAGCAAGGTTGAAAATGTCTTTGTCAAGCTCACAACCAACATATTCAAAACCTAACTCCTGACAAGCAATCAAGCTACTTGCTGAACCGACATGAGTATCAAGAATCTTATCTCCAGCTTTTGCGTAGTTTTGCAGCAACCAAAGATAAAGATTGATGGGTTTTTGAGTTGGGTGAATTCTAACCTCATTCAAAGCCTTGTTTCCTTGCTGGATATGTCCTTCAGATATTGACTTCCCTTGCATCATACCGTTCCACATATAGCGAAACATCCGTGTACTATCATGTAAACTGCAGTACGCTATCTCACAATCTGAGAAACTTGACTGGCCATTAACTTTATCCCACACAATTCGACCAGGCCCAAAAGAGTAGTTGAAGTAGTTCACACCCCAAATGATTTGATTTTTTGAAACTCTAAAAAGTTCATCAAAATAATCTCCATTTGGAATTTGCCACTCTGAGGTTTCGCCATACAGTCTGCTTACACCTATTGGACTGACTTTTCGTCCGTAAAATTTTCTTTTTTCTGGTCCGGAAAAATACGGTGGATCAACAATAGCTAAATCAAAATAGTTTTCAGGATATCTTTTCATGACGTCCATGCAATCTTCGTTAAGAAATAATTTCAAGTCATCACCTCATTCCAATTCCTTTGCTATTGCAGCGATAACATTGACTGTCACGCTATTTCCTGCTTGTTTGTATAATTGAGAATTGCTATTTACCTCTTGAGCTTTATCAAAAGCCCAATCAGGGAAGCCTTGCAGTCTCCAACATTCTCGAGGGGTTAGTTTTCTAATTCTAAAATTAGGTTCAACCACTCCTTGACTTTCTCCGGTCAGTAAAGTATTAGCAACTTGCTTCCCAACTCTACCTCGTCTAGTTTTTGAGTTTGGATGTGACAAGTTCACACTATCTCCAATTTCTGCTTCTGCATATCCTTGAGTAGTCGCTTCCTTGATTCTTAGGATGTTGTTTTCGTGATAGCTATTGCTAGTTAAAGTAGGAGCGATGTCATGTTCTCCGCCTTGATTATAACCATGACCTCGTTGAATGATTTTAGGTTCAAGTCCTCCGCCTTGATAGGCTCTGATAGTTGGTGCGATACCGTCTGTTTCGTAAATCACTCCACATTGATTAAAATTGGGTTGCAATACCCCAAACTGTTTTATAGTATTGCTTTTTATGGCTATCTTCTGTCCTTCTCCCTTGTTCGTTGTGAGTGTAGGAGCTAGGCCGTCAGCTTGATAGACTTCTCCATTCATGCCATTTCCAGATGGATTTACATTACCAATTTTTATGACTGATTGGCTACTAGTTGACTGATTTTCTCCGCTGAGAGGAAAAATTCTTCTGGTACATTCTCCTCTAAGATGTCCGATAATGAACACACGTTCCCGATTTTGGGGGACTCCAAAATCTTTGCTGTTAAGCACTTGCCATTCAACATCGTACCCCAATTCGTCCAAGATTGAGATAATGGTCTCAAACGTAATTCCGTTTTCATGATTGAGGAGTCCTTTGACGTTCTCAAGCAATAGATATTTAGGTCTGAGAATAGATGCGAACCTAGCAATCTCAAAGAACAAAGTTCCTCGTGTATCTTCAAAACCTCGTCTGTTTCCTGCAATGCTGAAAGCCTGGCACGGAAATCCTCCACAGATAATGTCCACACTTCCGAATCCTCGAATAGACTCGTCTGATACTGTTGTGATGTCATGTAGCTCTATTTCTCCTTCTGTGTTGTGTATCGCTTTATAACTGGCTCTAGCGTATTTGTCTATTTCACAAAATCCTACACATTCATGACCAGCGGACTCCATGCCTAGACGAAAACCACCGATGCCAGCAAATAGATCCAAAAATTTCATTCTGTTACTTTCAAAAAAATGCGACTGCCTTTGTGTGAGTTTGGCTAAATACGGGCAGTCGCTCGTCCAAGGTCACATGACCGTTTTTGACGCTTTCTAGTTCGCAGTTTTACAAGAATACCCGGCTTGTTGGTTTTGGTTATTTTTTATCTTTTTTGGCGTTGCTTTCTCCGATAAAATACCCGAGCAAGAGCCAAACCAGCGCCATACCAGCGTCTTTAATAAAATCAATCATTCTTGTTCTCCTTTACATTTGTGGCAGACGCTTTGATTTGCGTCTTTTGTCTTAATTGTTGACAATTCACCACATTGGGTACACTTAATCAGATACCCCGTTCCTTTCGAGTTGGTGCTTGGTTGTTGTTTTTTAGGGAGAGGTTTGTAGATAATTAATGCGGATGTATGCCAATATTCAGCACTGACTCCACTGTCAGCGACAGCAGACACGTTTGATTGAAATTTAATGTCAATCAACTCAATGTCTGGATTTTCGGCAAGCCAGCTGTTTATTTGATTATCAATCGTCTCGTCATGTGGGTAGTCGGATGATAAAAATACTGTTTTAATCATTTTCTTTCCTCGCTTTCTCAAACTTAACAATCACTTTCAATCCAGTCATTCGCTGGATTTCCTCGTCTGAAGCATTTTCTTTCAGCAGCTTCAACGCAACACCTTCCATGCTTTGAAACGCTCCGACATACTCGTCGAACTCTCTACATGTTCCGCAATAATCTGGTTCTTCGTATTGATCTAGCGTATACCAGCCACCAAGATGGCTTTCGTATAGGTGTATCATCAAATAACCTCCACACGCTGGCTCAAAGCTTTCGTTTTGCAGTATTCACAATGGCCGCATGGCTTTGCTTTCTCCTCGCCTTTTTTAACCTTGTCAAGGCGCTGGATGATCATAGACAACTCTGTCAGCTCATAGCCAAGCTTTTCCTGAGTTTGAAAAACGATGGCTCTTGTGTCGGGAGTCGGCTCTTTTGTCACTGCGTATATAATAGGGGTGAACTCTTTGCCGTACTTCTCTTCTAGCATCTTCTTGTAAGTCGCCATCTGAAGGACATATCCCAAAGCCTCAAACCAGCGGACTTGAATATTTCTCCCGCTTGCTTCATCTTGGACCCAGACCATGCTATCAATGTCTGATTTTGTGGTCTTAATATCCACGAAATACCCTTTTTCGACATTGAGACAGTCAATCTTGCCTTTGAATTCCACGCCTTCTATTTTGCCTGTTACAGCAACCTCTTTCTGGCCGACATAGTAGTCCATGAACTGCTTATCAGCTTCCAGTCGCTCAATCATGCGCTGGCCGACTAAGAAGTCGGATTTTAACTGACCTTTGGTCTTTCCGGATTTTGAAATCATGGCATCTGCGTTTTCATCCATAAATTTCTTGTGTACTTCTGGACTTTCAAAATAGCTGTGGACCATGTTACCGACCAAGAGAGCTGTATTGTCTCTCTGGTCTTCCCATTCTCCTTCCAGCTCCGCTAGCGCTCGTGCTTCACACTCTCTAAATCGCTTATATTGCGAGATAGACCAGTAGCGACGTGCAGAGGCCGCTGAATAGTAATCCTTGCCAAGTAAATCCATTGTCATTCCATTTCCACCCTTTCAGCCTTGCTTGCCATTTCAGGCATTACTCGGACAATAATCCCTAACTCTTGAGAAATAGCCTTGAATTGCTCTTTGACTTGACGCATATTTTTTTCAGGGAAAATAATTTCCATATTTTGGTATCGATAACCATATTTTTTAGCCACATCATCAGAAGCCATATTTTGCGATTTTTGGCCTGTTCCTTGTTCGCGGGCGCTATTGCCCTCTGAACTCGTTTCAGGCTCAAATTCTGGCTGATTTTGGGTGTAGGATTGATTCTGGGTATTTCGTTCTGCTTCCACTTGAGCTTGTCTCATTTCAGCTGCGTCTGCGTGTAGGATATTGATAACATCCAAAACGGACTTGCCTTCCTTGAGCATGTCAGCGTATTTTTGAGGAGCTAGATCATTATCCTCTGCAATGGCTGTCATTTCCTCGATACGCTTTTTAAGCTCTTCCTTCGCCTTGGTTTTATCAGCTAGGTCTTTATCGTCTAAAATGGCCTGCAGGATATCCTCCAGCTTGGCGCCTCCTTCATAAAGTCGGATATAGACAACTGGGCCAAAGCCTGCCTTGGCAGCTGCTTCTGTTATCTGGATAAGTCCAGCTTCACGTTGTTGTTTCTTTTCTGCTTCTTCTGCGACCAAATCAGCGATCATTTTAGAGGTCGCTTGATTGATTCGCACATTGTCAGCCATGAAACACTTTTTCTTGCTAAAATCGTCAAAGTAAATAGCAAACAGCTTGATATCGAGATCAACTCCGCTATCTGCGATTGCAGATTCAAAAGCTTCTCTGACTGTTTCCTTGCGAGCTTCTGTCGCTCTCTCTTCAAATTC